TGATGCGTTCTGCTGAGATAAGGCAACATTTCGTCTATAGAGCATACGATAATGTCACCGTCTCGTGCCTCAAGCACTTTGCACAATCTTCCATTGTGTATTTTTCCAAGCTCTCCGCGGTATGCGCTAGACCGTACTCTGACAACGTCACCGGCTACAACATTTTTTGAATGAACTGCCAGCCAGTAGTCCATGTTAAGCTCCCTTTGCGGGGCAAAGTGCGTCATTACAATTGCTTACGTCGTAGTCATCTAAGGCTCTATTGCACCTTGTACATTTCATTCCATCGTCAAGTACTCGGTAGCCATTCTTTTGGCGGTCAGCATTTTTTTGCATTTTCTTAAGATATTCCATGTCGAGTTCTTCGTCAGTGGCCCCTGCTGCGCAAAGAATGTTCGCAACAAAGTGCAAGACATCAACGCACTCTTTGACAATCTCCTTGCGATCTGCGTACGGCTCATCGTGCTGCCACGGCTTCCAAGAAATGGCTTGACGAACTTCGGCAAGCTCATCGTCAATGGCGAGCATATTCCAACGGATGTACTCAATCAACTCATTAAGGTCGCTTGGCTCGTTACTGTGAAACTTGTCGTAGTTCGCGTTGTACACATCTGTTTGCAGCTTTGTGGTCATTTCAAGCCATCTATTGAATAATACTGACATGGTTGTCAATTCTCATTTCCTTGTGTAGTTGTGTAAGTGTTTCGTGTGGTGTTGGAATAGCTTCAGCATACTCTTCTCGCTGAGCCGCCGCGAGCTCGTACCTATCAATTGAAGACATTTGTTCAATACCCGCGGCTAAATGACTCCACGAGCTACCTATTGTACCCGCCGTTCGCCATTCGGTAGCAACAGGCGTAAGTGTGTTCATAGCTTGAAAAAATCTAGGAGACCACCAAGTGATCTTATCGTCGTGCGGTCCAATTAGCAAACCGACGCTTTTAGATATAACTTCCATTGCTTCAGCATCTCCGTCAGTCTTAACCTGCTTAGTTGCTATGCTTGGGAACATAAGATTTTCTGAGGTTTTTACTGCCCAAGAAGACCGCAAAGATTCAACAGCCCACCGATTGCTACGCTCTTTTACTTTAGAAGAATTTTCTATATAAAAAGAATCAACGTTGATTCCAACAAATGAACTAGTGACGTTTTCTGGAAGTCCTGTAGCTGAAAAGTGTTTAGCGTTCCACGGAAGAGTTGGGTACAGCGTTGTTGGCCACTTCTCGTTTAGCAAGTAGTCGGCAGCGTCTACTATCTTCGGAAGATCTACCGCTATCTTAAAATCTTTTCTTTTTGAATAGAACTCTTTGAATAGTCGTGAGCTATAGTCCTTGCTTGCTGACCGAAGACTTGCGTGTACTTTAGACGGCTCGGGAGCATCGATAAATAAGCAAAGTCTTTTGTCATTTTTCATCGTGTCAATCAGTGACAAGATGCCGTAAGACTTATTCGCTGTAAGACTTAAAACTGGAGCAATTCCAAGCAGCACAGCGTCATATTCTGCAACACTGTCAATCGTCCACCCAACCTGCGGATCTTGCCAGACAACTTCAACTCCGCTGTACTCAAGAATTTTACAAATCGCACCCGCAAAAGAAATGTTCTTTTCGTTTAGCAATTTAGAAGACTGCGGTGCAGTCATTCCAGATATAAGTACTTTTGTCATTAAACTACGCCACCTGACTCAGTGTACGCTGACGGAATTCCAACGTCAATTGCTTTTACATCAACAAGCGTCGTACGAGTGCTTAGTATTTGAGACAGATACGGCCCAATCTTGAGCTCGCTTTGCTTCAATTCAGGACTAAAAGATTCAGCACTTTCCCATGCTTCTGAAAAAACTTGAAGTGCTCTACTTGTATTGAATATGACAGGCCCGCACCAGACTTTAACCATTGTAGATCCCTCCCAGGCGTCATCTAGTGACACGCTAGACCCTTCAACATAGTCGTATGATTCGTTACCGGTGCTGCGGATACGCGTGAATCTGTGCGCTTGCTGCATTGAAACAGTTCTTACGCCTATGGCGTTATCGCCAGTCATAGCGCTGTCTAGCGCCATTTTGACAACAGTGTCTTGGTCCATAATGTTGTCGCTCATTAACAGCATAACTGTATCCGATTGGATACATTTAAGTGCAAGCAACGTGGCATGCCCGGGACCAAGCGGTTCTTCTTGAACTACAATTTGTACCCATTGAGAGTAGGCCGAAAGAACACTAGAAACTTCTTCTTTATTGTGCGGCGACACTACTACATGACACGCAGTGGCGCCAGATGCCGATGCGTACTCTACAGCGTATGCAAGTAGTGGGATCCCGTTTAGCTCTAGTAAAGGCTTAAAGAATGGCTTAGCAACTCCAGCCATGCGTTGGCCTCGGCCTGCTGCAAGTACTACTGCTTCCAAGGCCAGTCCTGCTTGGCCCAAATAAAATCCCAACCCGCTGCATGCGCAGGCGCTTGTCCTTCAATGCGATCGTCAATGTACACACCGCGACTTCCAAGCTTGCGGAAGACTGCTTCTCTTTCAGTAGTTGAAACTCCGTGGCCAACTAAGTTTTTGTGGTTGAGACCAAGTTCTGTAAGAATTGTGAGTGCCGTGTCATTGGCTGCGCCGGTGACGTAGTACACCAAGCACGCTGGGTCACGCTCCAACGCTCTAGCAATGTCAGCAAATGGAAGCTTGTGTTTTATCGCTGCGCCATTTTTTAGTGTTTCTACATATTTTTTAGTTTTTTCCGCATGAAGTTCTCTTGCTTTTTCCAGCGAACCTAAGGCGTTCGGCAACCATGTCTGCCACGGGTGACCCCAGGCTTGCACAGGCATTTCAACACCAACAGCAGCGTATGATTCGCGAACAAGTTCACGAGAATCAACAAGCACGCCGTCAATGTCAGAGCACCATATTGTCATCTGTTTTACCATCGTTCTATCGCTCTCTCTAGCACTGTAAGTACTCTTGGTAGTGAGTCAGGAATGTTTCTTAAAACGTAAGGCACAGCGCGCATCACGTGAACAACAGCCCATGCCTCACCTACAACAAATAGCCTATCATCATCAATAAGATCTTTTACGTCTGCTCTGCGGTACGCAATCACTCCGTTATTGTACTTAGCATCTTCCCAGCCGCATGCACTCTGCAGGATCTTTCCAATGTCAACTGCTGGTGAGTCGGGAACAGTTTCTGTCGCCCGAATTGGGTCAATGAATACTCTTCCGTACCCAGCACGGTTCATTACGTTTTCAGCCGTCGGGTCTCCATGTGAGAGACAGTGCTTCATTCTAAAAGCGCCATCGCCTGCTATTTTAGCAGAGTTAATTATTTCTTTCTTAGTTGCTTCATCAATATGCTCTGCTAAGTACTTGTCAATCGTGTGTTTCATTTTGGCTTCAAGTAGCTCTTGTGTGTTAGCTGTAGGCGGAACTACGGCTGGCTGAGTCCACACATGATTAGCAAGCGCGGGAACAATAAATGACGGAGTACTTTCCCAGTACTCGACGTACTCAAGTTCTTCCATTGTGTACCCGTCGTCTGTGATTGAAAGCACCTGCGGAAATATGACTCCACCATGCTTCATAATCCACTCGCCTTGTTCTCGAGTGCGCTCGACTATGCCACCAGACTTTTTTACTATTCCATTAGGAAGTATCTCGACAACAGCCCCTGACAAACCCCTCACGAGAACGCGCTTTCAATCATAATTTCAGCGCTCTTGCGTGGATCATTTCGTGTACGCAAGACTTCTCTGTTGTGACGAGCAATTTCAAGTCTGTCGCTGTCAGAAATCTCTAGACACTTGACAAAAGCTGCAGTGACTTGGTCAATGATTTCTCGGCCTTCAGGCTTCACGAGCCTCCCTTGTGTTGGAGATCCCTTATACCAATCAAGCACCATCATACGAAACTGCGGGTCAGATAGATGCTGCGGAACAATACACATGGCGCCAGCATCGGCTGCTTCAAGCGTGGAGTACTCCACAAGTCCTCGAGCAAAGTTATACGCAGTCAAGTTCATATGAACCTTAAAGCGCGATGCGATTGCAGCAGAATCAGTGTAGTTGCCAAGATAGCGAACTAAGGCTTTTCCTGGAATCCGTGCGTCCCAAGCGTACGGAGTAATTATGTTTCCATCCTTACGTCCATCTGGCCTATCCATATCTGCTTGCTTAGCATAGCGGATAACTTTAGCGCCAAAATTGTCGCGAAGTTGTTCATACGTAATGTACGTCGGTGAAGGACCTAGCCCTACTGAACACGATCCCCATATCTCAACCACAATGTCTTCTGGCAATTGTGCGCCTGCAAGAGCAATTAACGGCTGTCCTTTATTGTAGATAAATCTTCCAGATGTTCCTACAATGTTTTCCTGCGGAATTGGGTCATCAATCGCAAAGCTTGGAAGAAACGGCATACATCCTTTGATCCATTTCATTCCTTTGAATAGATCATTGCTATCCGTAGCTGAGTCGTCGCTCATTGTGACGAGCATGCTGCCTCTATTTTCAGCCTCGAGCAAACGTGGAACAAACGGAATTGTGCTCGCTGGGTAAAAAGATCCGTGTAATGAAGTTGTCCACCTAGCTTTTGTGCGAAGAAGCGCATCAACGTACTCAGGTATGACATCTTCGCCTGCTTTGATTGCCATTTTGTCGTGCAAAGGGACTTTGATTTCTGGAAGAACAACCATGTCGTATTTATCTAGCAACTCGACAAGGTTAGCGCTCTTGACAACTACGTCTGGCGCTTCATTCCACCATCGGCCGCCTGGTTGAGGCTTTCCCCACGATGATCTGACTTTTCCACTCTTTGTAAAAGAAACTACGTCGCACTCGTGACCTAGTTCTCTAAATCCATATCTCATTCTGAAAGCCCAAGCCGTTGGGCCTTTTACTCCTGGCTCTGGTTCAAGTATCGCTACCCGCATACACTCTCCTTGTTTCGCTGTGTCGTATTAGAAATGATATCACGGATGCGGCATAAACGGTGTGCCTACACAAATAAATATAAGTGTAGTAAACACGTTCCGTCTATGCCGCATCACACGACAAACTCCTATGATCTAGTGATCAGAAAGGAGCGACTGGCGGTGTGTTGATGTCTACTGGTGCTGCTGCTGGAGCAGGAGCTGCTGCAACTGGTGCCGGTGCAACTGCAGGAGCAGGCGCTGGGGCCGGTGCTGGAGCAGGAGCCGGTGCAGGGGCTGGAGCAGGAGCTGCCGCCGCTGCAATAACAGGTGCTGACGCAACTGCACTGTAGTATGACTTGATTTCATTCTTCTTTTGACCCTGCCAAGTGCGTGACCCAATTTGCGCACGGAATGTGCGTCCCTTGAGTGCTTGCTCAATTTGAGCGTTGGTTGGGCTTGTTGCGAAGAAATCGCGGTTAAGACCAAGCGCATTCATTTTGCGGAAAAAGATTCCAAGCGCAGTTGGGTTGTCGGTTGAGACAACCAAGTTGTCCCAGACGAGACGCTTCATGTGGGCGCCTGTCTGAACCTGTGCTTTAACTGCGAACATTGTTTTTCCTGATTGCGTTGTCTTTGCGACGCCTTCTACGATTGCAAGATCGTAGTCACCGTCTGGAAGTGGATCATAGCTGCCGACATCGCCAGCTTCTTTAACTAGGTCTCCCCAATTGAGTGTACTCATGGTATTTACCGTGTCTTTCTGTGTTTGTTGTTATTTGGTTTCTGAAGCAGGACGAGGCCCAAAGACGATGTCAAGCATCGCCTCTATGCCTAAGTTCTGTTGTTCTACTACTTTTCCAAGCCTACCCTGAACTCGCTCACCAGCTTCGTACTGGTTGGTGCGCTCAACGTGCATCCTACGTGCTTTTATTGGAAGCTGCGTAGGATCTGGGTTTGGAAATTCCTCAACGGTGATAGCGCCAAGGATGTCGTAGAAATACGGGGCTTGAATTGCAAGTTGTCCTTGCAAGTATGGACGGTATCTGCCGTCTTGCCCTTGTCGTGCCATCGCTGTCAATACGACGGCTTCGAGAGGATTAGTAGCGTGCATTGTAAGGTCACGGAGATCTCGAAGCAACGCGCCCATGTGACGAAGAAGCTCGCCCCACTGTTGCATTTGCATTTGATTCTTTCCAGCAATGTTATCAACGCACTTTACTTGAAGCTCAGATACTGAGTCAATAATCAACGACTTAAACTGATGCTTGCCAAGTTGCAACCACTGGTACGCTTTGATAACAGTGTCGTATTCAATTACGTTTACGACGCATGTGTCCCATGTTCCGTCTGCGACAGGCGGCTCTTCTCGTAGTGGGTCCCAATACTTGACATTGATGGGAAGGAACCTGTGTCCACCCTCTACGTCAAGCATCAGTCTTGGGTACGGTGCTGTCACCGCAAATGTAGACTTACCTACCTTAGATTCTCCGTAGACCATCATGGTCAATGAACGTTGTACTCTTGACATTGTCACTCGTTTCCTTTTAGCTCTGTTGGTTTGTAGTAACCGTACGGGTCATCGACCACATACAATTCGGCAATTGCTTGTTCGGCGGCGCTTCCGTCGTCAAACAGTGGGCAAATGGCGAAGAATTGGCATTTCCACTTACAGTCTCGGCTAGGCCGAGGATACGCTACGTTGTGATGGTCTTGGCCATCATCAAGCGCTTTGCGCACTATAAGCATGTCACGAACCGTGCCATGTATTCGCGACCAGAATGATCTGAGAGCGAATGTGTTATGCCGAACTTCAATTTGCTCGTAGAAAGGAGGCTTTGCGTTAGCAGTACGCTTCACTTTCTTGAGCATTGTAAATATACCGCCTTCGCTGCGCTCTCCTTCAGCGTTTTGTGCAGCTTCAAGAAGCATGTACGTCAAGATTTGTTCGTTCATGTGCGCAAGAGATGCGAACTCAGTGAACGATCCGCCAACTGTCTTGAAGTCTCTAAACATGCGTACTCCATCGCCTTTGCGACGGACTCGCATATCGAGCTTTCCTTGAAGTATCACTTCACCATCAAACATCGGCATCGCAATAATCTCTTCAGTAGAAATCATCTCGAGTTCTGCGTCAATGCCGTTCTCGTCTACCCATTGAAGGTATCCTTCGAGCATAATGCGGCCAAGCTCGGCTTCAGTGTCTAGATCCATAGTGTCACGGAAGCTATCAATCAACAACTGCTTGTCACGAGCAACAAGCGTTGCGTGCGCGTCAAGAAGAGGAGTGTCTGTTGAGTAGTACATATCAAGAGCGCCGTGAATTCTAGAGCCAAGTGCAAGAGCACCAGTGAAGTTAGTGCTTTGTGGTTGAAGCCTACGATAGTAGTTAAGCCACCACTTACGACGGCAATCTTTAAATGTCTGGATTTCTGAGTTAGAAATCTTTAGTGGTTTCTTTATTCCAATTTCTACTGGAACACCCATAACACCATCAGTGACGTTAAACTCTGTCATTAAATCCCTGCCTTTTCGTCTCGTAGCATTTTCATTAGCTGTGCCTTGTCTCTTACGATATTCTCGAAGTTGTCAGCTTTGCTGTCAAGCACTTGAATAACTCGTTCTTCAATAGTTCCTTCGGTAACATAGTCCATAATGACGATGCTGTCGTGTATCTCGCTACCGATGCGGTGTACACGGTCAAGAGCTTGCTTGTAGTCAACCAGTGACCAAGGACGCTGAAGCATTACGAGCCTGCGAGCTGCTGTAAGCGTGATGCCGACACCACCAGCCTGGGCTGTAAATAGGATCCACTTAATCTTTCCAGACTGAAAATCATCAACCGCTTGTTGACGTTCGTCTTCATTCTGCGCACCTGTGATCAATCCGTGCGGGATTTTAGCTTTTGTCATTGCTGTGCTGAGAAGCTCAATGAGCTGCCGCGATACTGCGCAAACTGCTACAGAGTCATCGCCGAAGTCGCCACTTGAAATGTCATCCATAAGCGCATCAACTTTGCATGAAGGCTCAGATAGCAGTACTTTCATTTGGCCTGTCAATTCGTCTATATCTATAGAAGCGAAAGAGCTAGCAAATTGAAGCAAGCGTGTTGTCTGCGTAAGCGGACTTGGCGCAACTACTGCTTCGCCAACCTCGAGCTCAGCAATCATTGTATCGCGCATTTGCTGATATGCTTTCTTTTGCTTAGTTGACATCTCAACGTCACGGCGTTCGCGTAGGACCGGCGGAAGCCATGGAAGCACTCGTGCTTTAAGCATTCTGCGCATGCGAGGATGCACTCCAGCGTAGAACTCATCGTTCATGTGCGGCTTTACGCCGATGACAATCATTCCCCCAAAAGCGTTAAGCATTGTGTCAACCATACGATCAATCCATCGCGTCTTGCTAGGCCATTCAGTTGGCGATAGCCAGTGAAGAATTGCCCAAAGGTCAAGTACGTTGTTTGCAATTGGTGTACCAGTCATCGCATACCGAATGTCTGCGTTGCCAGTGGCTGCCCACAGAGCACGAGTTTGTTTTGACTTAGGTTCTTTAGACCTGTGAATTTCGTCAGCTACTACGGCTTTGAAATCAATTTTATTCAGCTCGCGTAAGTGGACTTCACAGCGGTTTTCAGTTACTTTTTCATCGTGACCGCCACACTCTGGGCATCGCGCCAGAGCGACTGAACCGTACGGTGCTAGGCGAGAGTGGCCGCGGAGGGATTCCCAGTTAATAACGAATACATCAGCTTCTGTCTCAAGCTGCGCTCGGCGCTGCGATGCAGATCCAGAGATCACTTGAACCTTTACGTCTGGCCACCACATCGCAAACTCACGCTTCCAGTTTTTCTTTAGCGTGTTTGGGCAAACGATAAGAGCAGGAAATACTTGCTCAGTTTCTTTAAGCTTTTTTA